TCACTAATATCAAATAATATTTCAATTAATGATTTACCTTTATAATAATATAAATTATCTTCAAGTTTTATTATATCTTCAATACTTCTTTTATTAATTAAATTTCCCACATATTTATTATCAATTTTAATTAATTGATTAATTAAAAAACAATTTTCATTATCGATATATTTTATCTTTTCTTCCATAAATATATAAGATTATATGTCTTTAAATATTAATAGTATCAATTTTTTTAAATTTATATTAAAAATTCTAACTATTTTAAATGTATAATATTTGATGTTAATTTATAAAAATTAATATCAAATAATATTTTATGATGTAAATACATCGTGAAAAATGCTTAATTGGAGTAAGCGGCACCGGCCATACCAGACATCACTCTGAGGACATTGTAATTTACAGCATAGATTTTAAGGACGGAGTTAACACCAAGGTGTGATTCTTTGTAACCTGATGCAGCAGTGTTGTTGTTTTCACCACATCTGATTTGAAGGGTAGCATTATCTATTCTTGAGAAATTGCAAGTGCCGGAAGGTTGGTGGTCTTCGGGTTTAAGAGCAAAACTGTATACGTTAATACCATCAGCAGGGGTATTAGAGAAATGTTGATAAGGTTGAACGTAATTGAAGTAAGCACCATCTCTTTCTTGGAATCTATCAGACCCATTGAGTTGGAGTTTGGAAGCAATAACGGGGTTATCAGTTCTATCGATGTTGTTACCGTAGTTGAAGTGGTCATAAACTTTGTATGCATATTTTTCTAAAACTTTTGCACCATCATCGTTAGTAAGACCGAACATACTAGTAAGTTCACTAATAGTAGTAGATAAGTGACCCATAGTGAAAGAGTTTTTAAGAAGAACAATATTTTCAAGACTAGTTAAATTAAGGGATGAACCAGTAAAGTCACTTTGAATAAATTGAGCACTAACATATCCTGAGATATCAGGGGTAGAATCAGCAGGAGAACTTACTTCACCGGATTCATTACTAGTAATACTAACAGTGTTAGTTTCATTATCATATACAAGTCCTTCTCTAGTAGCTAACCACATAACTTTAGCAAATCTTTCTCTGGCAGCTTCCCAGTTACCATCGGCAGCATAAGAAAGATATGAGTTTCCAGATTGGAATTTATCAAGGTGAGGGGCCCATACAAGGTATTTGCAAGGGTGATTAAAGTTAAGTCTGTATTTGTTAGTGGTGTTGTTAAGAGTTTCATCACCAGTGAATTGGAGTTGTTCAATTAAATATTCGTGAGAAGCTTGAGCAAATCTTTTTCTTTCTTCAGAATCAAGGTAAATGTAATCAATGACAAGTTGAGCATCATTGACAGATACAGAAGGTGTAGAAGAACCAGATGCAACGTTAACACATTGAACAGCAGGTCTAAAATCGATGGTAAGTCTAACATCGTGATATTGAAGAGCAATTAAAGGAAGAGCTAAACCATTGTTTCTGTTGAACCAAAGTTGAAGAGGAACATATAAACTGTATGCAGGTTTAGCATCATTTGAGATAGTGGTAAGTTCAGAAACATCACCAACCATTTTAGAGAAACCTCTTTCTTGGCCTACTTTATGAGAAAGTTCATACCAGATATTGAGCCAATCACCATATTGTTCATCAATTTTAGAACCTCCAATTTCGATTTTGTAGTGTTGAACGAGGGCAAGACCAACACGTCTAACATAGCCCCATTCGTTAGCTCCAGAAGCAACAGCTTTAAGAGTAGCTTGTAAATACATGGGACCAATAAGATCACCAGATCTGTTAAGAGTGCAAGTAACAGTTCTTCCGAATTCAGCAGAACCAGTGAAGGTTTGAGGAATAGGTTCTACGGAGAAGTTAGTATGTCTTCTGTAGATAACTTTGAAAAAAGTAATTTGAGGGCTACCAGTAAGGTAAACATCTTGAGCACCATAGGCAACTAATTGCATTAATCCACCTCCCATTTATATATATATTATAACATAGAAAAAATTAAATTATTTTTAAATTAAAAATCGCACATTTAAAATAAAACTTAAAAATTAAATAAATATTTTTAAACATTTTTTATATAAATTATATAAAAATTAGTTTTTTAATTAAAAAAATTCAAATTTATGATAAAAAAATTAAATTTATTACAAAAAAATCAATATTTTAACAAAAATTATATTAATTCTATATTAATTCTATACTAATTCTATATTAATTCTATACTAATTCTATATTAATTCTATTACAAATTATTTAATACATTTAAAGAGTCTATATTTATTAATATTAATAATAGTATACTATCATGGCACCCAAACAAAAAAATAATATAAAAAAACAACAGTATATTGTACAGAATATAAAAGAATCCCAAACTCTTGATAAAAAACATAAAGAAATTATAAAAAATTTTCAAGAAAAAAAAAATAAAGAAGAAGAATTAATACATGAAATTAATCAAATCAATAATAATATGATAGAAATAGAAAAGAAAAAAGATTATTTTAATAATGATAGTATTATTAATCAACGTGCTGATTTATTGAATCGTAAATCAGAATTAGAAAATGATATAAAAAATATTAATACATGTTTTGATGAAATGGATTATTATGATAAAACTGGTGATTTAATTATTGAATATTATCAATTAAGAGATAATACATCTGAAGTTAAAGAAACAAAAAATATATTAGAATTTTTAGGTAAAAAAAAACAAGAACAATCTAATAATTCTAATTCAAATACAACTTCAAATAAAGCAGAAATATTTAATAAATATTGGCAACGTGTTGAAGGTATTCGAATTAATATAGATGATGGGTCAAAAAGAATTAAATATTGTAATGATTGTAATTTTGAAAAAATTTTTGATTTTACTGAATCTGCATATATTTGTCAATATTGTGGAGATGTTGAAGAAGTTATATTAGATGAAGATAGACAAATAAAAGATTATAGTCCATATAAGCGCATCAATCATTTTAGAGAATGGTTAAATCAATTTCAAGCAAAACAATCCCCTGATATTCCTGAAGAAGTATTTAAAGATATTATTAATGAATTAAATAAAAATAGAATTACAGATTTATCTGTTTTAAATAGAACAAAAATGAAAGCAATGTTAAAAAAATTAAATTATAATAGTTATTATGAACATGTTCATTATATTATTAATAAATTATCTAACTTACCTCCACCTAAAATAACTCGTGATATGGAACGTATTTTTATTAAAATGTTTAATAAAATTGAAGCATTATGGCAACAATTTAAACCACCTGAACGTAAAAACTTTTTATCTTATCCATATGTTTTATATAAATTTTGTGAATTACTTGAATTAGATCATTTATTACAATGTTTTCAATTACATAAAGCTCATGATAAATTAATGGAAAATGATGAAATCTGGTGTAGAATTTGTGAAGTATTGAATTGGGAATTTATATCTTCTTTTAAATAAATTATTATTATAAATAAAAATAATCTAATATTATATAATAAATGAATCATATATTATATAATATCGCAGTAATAATGTTATTAATAGGTACAATACTATTAACATCATATGTTACAAAAGCATACAATAAACCTAATAATCAAAATACAAAATGTAATTTAGATAATAATGAAAAAGAACCAACTGTAGATGAAGTATATAAAATGAGACCCAGTAATATTTATAAGGTAATGTTTAACGAACCTTCCATTTGGCAAGGATATCAAAGTTATTAAAAAGTTAATTATTTATAAAATAATAAAAATTATTTATAAAAGTTATTGTAAAATAATTATAAAAATATTTTTGCTATATTCTGATCAGGCTCTCTCTCTCTCCAGCTATATAAAAAATAAAGTATATACTTTATACATATATACTTTTTATAAAATCATTTAAGAAAATAATATCTAATATAATATATATAAACAATTTAAGTATATGGAATACAAATGTGATAAATGTAATAAATTTTATAAAACATATCAAACCTTATGGAAACACAACAAAGAATTTCATAAAAAATCTGTTGTTAAACATGGTGATATTGTTGTAAATCGTGGTGATAATGTTGTTAAATGTTGTGATAATCTTGTAAATCGATGTAGTAATGTTTTAAAATCTGATGAAAACACTATAAAAAAATATATATGTAATATTTGTAATAAAAATTTTAATGATAGAAGTAATAAATGGAAACATGAACAAAAATGTAAAAAAGAAGAAAATAATAAAATACAACAATTAGAAGAAACCATAAAAGAAATGAAAGAACAGTTCGCATTAATATTACAAGAAAAAGGAAAAGTTCATCATAAAACATTACAAAAAATAAATAATCAACTAACTAATAATATAAATAATACAAATAATATAAATAATGGTAAAATTATAAATAATACTTATGTAAAATTTGGAGATGTTGATTATCATAGAATACTAGATAATAAACAAGTAAAACATATACTAAATCAACAGTTCATGTCATTAGAAGAATCAATTAAATTAGTACATTTTAATAAAGATTTACCAGAATATAATAATGTATTTATCACTAATATGCGTGATGATATTGGGTATATTTTTAATGGAAAAGAATTTATTTCAATTAAAAAGAATGAAATGTTAAATGAATTAATTGATTCACATGTAAAAGAAATCAATTTATCATTAGAAAAACATAAAAATAAATTAAATGAAAAATATGTAACTAGATTAGAGAAATTTTTAGATATGCTAAATGATGATGATACTAAATTTACTGACCAAAATAATCAACGAACTTATCCAAGTTATAAAGCATATAAAATAAATTCACTAAAATTATTAATTTATAATTCATCAGATAAAAAGAAATTAGACGAATTAAATAGTGTTGAATTAAAAGAAAAAACATATGATAGTGAAACAGATACTATTGAATGTTGAATTAAAAGAAAAAACAGATACTATTGAATAAATTCTTTTACATATTGATGTATACCATTTTTAGCAATAAATTCTAAATGTCTGCAGGTAATAGCTATTGAAGAACCACTATGACCTCCATAATCATTGTCAATTTCTGACATTACATTTCTCATGCTTTCATCACGATTAAACATAAATCCTTGTTTTTCTTCTGGTATAAAATTTCTTAATAAATACCATGCTTCTAATCTATTTAGTGTTTTTATTCCATCTTGAATCATTTTTCTTGACCATTCATCTTTAATATCATTAACTAATAATGGGTCAATATAATTACTATTATTTAATTCGGGATTACTATTATTTAATTCGGGATTACTATTATTTAATTCGGGATTACTATTTTGTAAATGTTCTAATAAAGGATTATTATTCATATTTAATTCAGAATTATTATTCATATTTAATTCAGGATTATTTATTAATAAATATATAAATCAATTTTTTAAAGATTATTAGGTTACTTTAACATAT